TCAATGGCGAATATCGCAGTTGGGTCACGAATATCAAGGGTCTTATCTTCGCCCGGAGTTTTCTTTGATGTAATGGCGTTTTCGACAGGATACATTAGGTCTGCTACCTGTTGCCACAGATTCCTGAAGTTGGCGGATTTGAAGTATTCATGTTCCGCCATCTTAATTATTTCAACTGCTCTATAGTCTGTCTCTGCCATTTATCACCTTACGCACGCCACATTATAATCACTACGTCATTCGCTGTGCCAATGAAATAGAGTTCGTCGAGATTCTCAACCGGCATTGATAGCGCCGTTGCCGAAGTTGTCGGCAGAGGAATATCATTCGCCGTTGCAGTAGTATTCGACATGAATGTTGCCGTTCCGCTATAATGCCAGACTCTACATGAGCGACACGCTTGCGATGTTGCCCTTGTACTTGCAGGGCCTGCCGCAATCGTTACTTTCTGCCAGCCCCAACGAGGGCTATTTTCTGTAAGTGATGCCATAATCAATTTCCTTTGTAATATGGATATATTTTTCTAAATGTTACCGATGAACTTATATTACGAGCCTTAGCAATCGCACGACCATCTTTTTCACCGCTATCGCCATCTTTATCACAAACGCCATTTTTGTAACCCTCCATTATCTTTTGTTTTATTTCTTCTACATTCTTTGGCATTAGAGTTTAACTCCAGTATTTACTGCCATCTTCTGTTGGGGCTTTGAGTATCCATCAGTCTTTGATATTTGTATTCTATGACCACTTGCGGCAAGTAGAAAATAGTTCAGGGCATTGCGGAAATGTTCCTGTTGGTCGCCTGTTGGTCTGTATCTATAAACTACTGTTCCTTTTCGCTTGTCCTTTTCCTCGAACTTGGCGACGTTGCAGCATTGTCGGGCGAACTCTTCAACTTCAGGAGTCTGGCGAGGCAATCTAATCTGACCCCGTGAGAGAACTCGGTGGCTCGAATCAAAGATTCCGGTTCGGTGGACTTTGACTGTTCCTGTATTATCATTGAACATTGTGTCCTGTAATAGAGTATCAGAATACTCACAAAGGAATGTCCGATACTTCTCCTGCTTCTGGAACATTCTGGCCTCATCTTCGTAAGGCCGAATATCGATTACGGCACTCTTTACATTATAACGTCTGGCAAGGTCGTGAATATCGTTGAAGCTCTCGACCTTAACTGCCCGGAGTAACTCGTACCTATCGTTACCTATCCGAGTGCCAATTACAACGTGCTTAATCTTGCCTACATCTACACCCATCGCGCAAGGCCCTTGGTGGCTCACAGGCGCGAGTTCTCCAGAGCAGTTGGCTAATACGTCGGATTTCTTTAACTTGTCGTCCTTGGACGAATAGGCCATTCCTAAGCGAAGTCGATATACGTCAGCGAGATTACCATTTGGTGGGTTTGTGAAATCCTCAAGTATCTCGGCAGGGTCTATTTCAAGCGACATTAGTTGGCTTGCCATATACCCTTCCATATACTGACTCTTATCAGGATACTTGGCTACCCATTCTGAACTACCATCACCAGCCCACATTGGTAGTTCTTTGCCGCATTTATCACAGCCGATATAGCCAGTTCCATTAGGTCGAATCTTCACGCAGTTCGGGAACGATAGCTCTGCACAAGTCCATGTTCCACAACCACATCTCCGATGCCAGTACTGCTGGTCTGAAGAATTAAAAATCAAATCAATTCCGTAGTCCTCATTAGATGGGTTGCCCAGATAGACCTCTTTCTTGACAAGGCTCTTACCCATACGCCCTTTGAACTTCTCAACTACGTTCAAGTCCATGAACTCTGTTTCGTCAAAGACGACCTTATCGACTGAGAAACCTGCTGTTTGTGAGCCTGTATCTTCGTCGGTCTCTCCCAGCTTTTGAGATAACCTTGCACTTCGAAGATATAGAAAAGACCCGGCAACCTTCTTCAATCGTGCGGTATCTGTTGTTTTAACGTATTTACCAATGGCCGTTTTATTTGCGGCTATGAGAGGATTGAAGCGGGTCTTTCCAAAGTCCTCTACTGCATCTGCCGTTGGAAAAGCGTGCAGTACGCCAAGTGGATACTGGCCGTATATCATACCGTGTAAATCGTCGAGTGTTTCTATTTCAGTTGCGCCAAAGGTCTGTGCGCCTTTTTTGTAGCACTTTCTTCTGGCAGAGGAGTTAAGTGGCTTAATCTGGTACTCGTAGCCTTTGGTGGTGAATAGTCCTGACTGGAGTTTAATCTTCTTCATTATCGCCCAATAACCCGTCGAGGCGATAATCATGTTATCGACCTTCTCACGGTCTGCGTCTGTCGGCTCAATTTGTAGGGATTCTGCTACCAAACTACCAACACCATAATTGTTCCAATATATCTTCCATACTGCTACCACCGCCTATATCAAAAGGCGTACCTCCACTTGTTATCCATACGCCGCTATTACCAGTTGGCGTTCTTGCTCCTACGAGATTGCCTACTTGGTCGTAGATTCTATTGTTCACATCAAAGTCGGTATCAAAGTTCATTACGAATGTTGGTTCAACGTCTGTGCCGCCGCCATCTACCAACTGATTATCAACGTACTTTGTACCCCTGCCGCTGTTGTAGATTATGCTTATATCAGTCTGCGTCAACGCCGACTTGTAGATGCGGAGGTCGTCGAGTGAGCCGTGAAATTTATTAAAACCATTATTAGAACCTATTTCAAATAGGTCAGTATTGTCTGTGTCGGGAGCAGTTCCAGTAACATAAGTATCATCTGGAATTATCAGAACTGAATTAACATAAAAAGATAATACATCCAAAATAGAATCATAGGTTGCGCAATAAAAATTCCAGTTATTTATAATTGATGCCGGGACAAGATAATCAAGTCCCCTTTGATATGAATTTGTATTATTGGCTGTAAAATCTATATAGCCTTCATTGGTCTTAGAACTATAAACAACACCCGAAATGCCTTTACTGAAAGTATATTGATTCGATACGGCTACATTTATGCCCTTTTGCCACCAGCTAAAACTATAACTCCCCGCCCCAACATTCAACGCCGCGTCGTTGGGTACTGTTATATAACCAGTCGAGCCATCGTAGTTTGAATAAGCGTTAGCCATACAGTTGCTCTCCTTTAGCCAATCCTGAAAGACTATCGCCACATCGTCGATATTCACAATGCCATCTTGGTTCAGGTCGGTCTTGAGGCACTGGCCATAGCAGGGCAGGGCTAACAGCAGTATGATTAAGAGTCGGCATATCATTTTGCGCCTTGGTCTAATAGTTTCTTAATCTGTTCGTCGCTAAGACCAGCATCCTTCAACTGCTTAATCTTATCCTTGGTGGCCTCAGTCTGAACTGGAGGTGCACTTTGAGCTGACGCTGGCTGTGAGGGTACTGGTGTCTTTCCACCCATCGGAATCTCCTGTGTAAGTTAGGCCAATCCAAGAACTTGTTTCGGTCAAATTATCCATTGAATGTTAGATTACTATATAACTACCTAACATGCAAATTAAAAATAATTTATTTTTTTCTGAGATTTTATTTGCATTTTAATAGAAATGGGTTACACTTGGTTGCAGTTGGTTGCAAACTGTTGAATTATTGTTTTATGAAAGTTGTGCATGGGAAGTTATACTCCGTTATTTGCAAGCCTCGTGAACTCTACGATATGGCGGGAAGATGACAAGACAAGGATACTGTGGATTACGATGTTGGCAATAAAAGATAGGGACAATCTCGTTGAGGCATCAATACCGGGTCTGGCAAGTCTCGCAAATATGTCGATACCTGAGTGCGAGAAAGCACTTCAATCCCTTATGAGTCCAGACCCATACAGTAGAACCAAAGAGAATGAGGGACGGAGAGTAACAGAGGTAGATGGTGGCTGGTTTATCATAAACGGAAATAAATACAACCAGCGAGCAAGGGATAGGGCTGCCTATTTCAGAGAATATCGCTCAACAAATACTACACCTCAGCGCACCTTAGCGAACCCCTTATCTTCATCTTCATCTGCATCTTTAACTAAAGAGGGGGAGAAGAAAGATTCCCTCCCGATTGTCTCTAAAAAAACTCCAGAAGAAATACATTCTCTCAAGTTGCAAGAACAGTCTTTTGGGAAGTTCTGTACACACTGTGGGAAGTCTCCGAATGAGGGCAAGGTTATCTGGCGCGAGAAGTTGCCGTTCTGTGCGCAATACCATTATGAGATTTGGAGAGATAATAAACCTAAATGAGCAACGAACTAATTGAATCAATACTTGACAAACTTGAAGCAATAGACCTTGAAAGGAAGATTAACCAATGGCTCGAAAACCAAAAATAGCAACATTCTTAAAAAGAATAACCTACGCCAAGAATATCAGATACGATGATATGGTTATGTTTAAGGGTTACAAAGTGGTTAAATGCAAGAATCCACAAGAGGCTATCGGTATCTACAAACGGGAACGAAAGATAGTTGTTCGTGATAGAGTTGGGTTTAAGCGGTTCGAGGTAATCATACCAGAGGGTGTCCAAACTCACGGAGAATGTACCTGTGGCTAAGCAACGATTCAAATGCGGATACAAAGGACATATCACAGAGGTAGAGGGCGTAGCCCCTGACGAGGTTAGGGTAATCTGTAAGCTGTGCGGGCGGTTCGCATGGCGGGTCGAGGAAGAAAAGAAAGACAAGGAGAAGAAATAGTGGAATTAAAAGATGCGATTTTGAAACCGTCGGTTAGGAAGACTATTGCGCAAGTTATATCTGACGCACTTATAGTCAGTATTAACCACGAATCAGAACTAATGGCCAAAGACATCTTGATTAGTAAATTAAAGATAAAAATTAGGAAATTGCAAAAAAATATCAGAATGTCTAACAAGGAGAAGAAATGATAATTGACTCAATCTACTCACTATACCAGTCATTCTACGGAGAAGTTGTCAGTATAACCCTAACACCAGATGGCATGCTGAGACTTAAAGAGCAATTACTTACTTCAATACCAGAATCAAAAACCGATGAACTAAAAGTAAAATCGCTACGATTTGGCAAGCCAGTAGCGGAATGTATGGAAAATCCAGAATATATTCTTGGAATAAAAATAATTGAGGAGAAGAAATGATAGAAATTAAGAAAATGTCCTTTAAGTGTACAGACTGCGGTTCAATGATTCAACTGCCCGTAACACGGACTCCCGATTGTTGCTGGAATCCTGACTGTCCAAGTAGGAAGAAAGAAGAAAATAAACCACCTCGTTCAAATATCTTAAACTCACAAGGAAAGGTTATGGTGTTATACCTTACCGACGAGGAAGCTCAAGATGTGAGCATGGGCAGATGGGGAGGAGGTTCTTATCAGGCGTGGTATAGAAATCAATGCGAATTTGAAAAAGATTCTTCTTGCAATCAAACTGACAAGAGTGTAAAGTAGTAATCAATGCGAGATAAACGGATTACGGGAAGAAAATGTACAGTAGAGGGCTGCAATAGACTTACATCGTCCAAGGGTGTTGTCAACGGTATAAGATACTACAAAAAGTATTGTTCGGTACACTCAGCACAAAATAGAAAGTTCAGGTCTTGTATAGACATAAGCAAGTGTTCAATCTGCGGATGGGTCGGGCCGTGTGATACACATAGAATAACATTCGGCAGTAATGGGGGACACTATACCAAAGATAACGTGGTTGGAATATGCCCTAACTGTCATAGACTAATCCACTCCAAACTGCTGTGCTTAGTACAAACTACTAAAGTGCCAGCTAAAGACAAGAAGATAGAACGATTGCTATTTGAATTATCATAGCAAGACGAGTTCTATCCACAATTACAGTAGTCTAAAAATCTAAAAATATATATTTCCTATAGACAAGAAGTGTCTTGAATATAGAAATGCATATATACTTGTTTTGGGGTAATAACGTATGAACAGTAGTCATTCTGGGGGTTGCCGTACCTGTATTGTATGATTATGCTTGCTCTATAATAACATAGCTTAGGTATGGTTTAACCCTGCTTTAGCCTAATCTCAGCCATACGCTTAGCCTCTAACATAGCATTCTCATCAATAGCCTTCTGTTGTGTGGTATCATTTGTGTTGACTACATCTACTCTCAGGGCATTGATTGTATTCATCTCACGCAGTACAGCTACTTCGTTGCTTCTATCGTTGCTGGTCTTGCATCTATCCAGTAGGTCAAGTAGTAACTGCTCGGCTTTGCTCTTGTCATATACCATATTCTTGTTAGTTTCCTGCATAACTAACGTTGTAGCATCTTTTACTCGTATATTTTCAAATAGTTTCAGTCCTGCATTGTTAGCGTATGTCTTACTATAACCTAAGCTTTGCAATGTCTTTGTGCGATTAAATTGATTAGCTACATAAGCTTGAGCAATTAGTTTGATTTTTTCATCACTAAGCCTATTCGCCATTATTATCGGTCTTTCCCGCCGGATTGTGTTATCGGACGTTAATTAGGCCTCTCAGGATGCCCTACAATCGACTTAGAGCATTGACTTAATGCTTTGCTACCTGCCGGATTGCTATTGATTGTACGGCCTTGTATTGCTTTGCTTGCTTGTATTCTATCGTGGTCTGTCATATAGTCATTGGCCGTTCTGTATATTTGAACTCTTTTTGTCGTCGTTATATCCTGCATATCTGTTATAAGTATAATCGTCTTTGATATATTTGCAAGTTTTTTCTGGTTTTTTCTTATAATTCTTTGCAAATTCTTTTTTGGCTGCTGATTATTTGTTATAATTCATAGAGAGGGATTTACAATTGATCTTAAACTTTTAGAAAGGGTTATTATGATTAGCTCAACACTTGATAGACATGGTTATAAGATTAGACATTATGAATGCGTCTGTGGCTGTATCTGCATTACGCGACTGCTGAAGCGATTAAACCGACGCAAAGATAGCAAAGGTTGTACTCTAATAGATTTACATTGTCCTATTTGCGGTAAGTTTATTGAAACAGAAGAGAGTTTTTCTATCAATTGTGGTATTTAAGGGGTATTGATTATGATTACTGAATTTTGGCCGTTGTATCTGTTTTGTGCAGGCCTGCCTATTGTAGGCGGTTTGTGGATGATTATTTATTACTTTAAGACAGAATAGGGGTTATGAAAATAACACACTGGGACGTTGTAAAGTTTTATCGCAATTCAAGTTATTGTGAAGTTGTAGGCCGTTTTGTCCATAAAACACAGGCTGCGGAGTATATGGACGAACAATGCTCTGAAACAAACGATGATGGGACTTGCAATTGCTTCTTCAGGATGCTTGAGGCTGAGGGAAAAGTCAAACCGATAGTCCCATAAGTTTATTTTAGCCTTGCAAGGCTTTTGGGGATGATTTTTCTTGCTTTGCAAGGCATTTTTTGCTATACTATGTAAAGTGATTAAGGGGTTAAAAATGACAAAAGACACAGGAAAAACGGTTGTAGTATTCAGAAAATGGGGCAAAAACAACGGCGGAGGCATATTGGCATTGTTTCCCCATATTGATGAGGGCAACTATCTTTGCTTGTCTTATGAGCATATCGGCCAACACGGCGGCGCAGATTATAGAGGTTGCATATCCATAACAAAACCAGCAAAACCAGAAGAATATGCTGACTTGCAAAAAGAGTTAGAAAATATCGGCTATAATCTGATAATCAGAAAACGAGCCACAATGCGATATGGCGCACAAAGAGCATAAATAGGCGTACGGGTAGGGTAGGCGGTCGATTGACGACTGGCGCAACGATTGGAGCGTGCTGGGCGCATAGAAAAGGGGTAATAGTATGAAAAGATGGATTATTGTGTTTTTTGACAGGGTTGAGGGTGAATTGTCGAGCTTTGCAAAAGAAATTGAGGCAAGGAGCAAGTCTGCCGCCGAAAAGGAAGGCCGCCATCTTGCCAAAATGAACGGCTGGCGGTATGTCGAGACAAGAGAGCCTTCTGAATAAGAAAAAGGAGATAAAATGGGAAAAAGAAATGTTCCGAAACTTTATGAGGGGCTATACAAAAAGGCGATGGCCGGAAGTAGCCGAAAAGCGGCGATGCACGACTTCTGCGCAGAGTGCGTAGGGTGGATTGCTAAGGAAATTAAGCTCTGCACTGATAAGGGCTGCCCTTTGTACCCCTATCGTCCAAAATGGGCGGCCTCCGATGCTCCCACGCAGTCGGACATTGAAGCCGTTGAAGAGGTAGAGCAATAAAAAAAGGGCTTGCGATATAAACCACAAGCCCGACCGTCAATAAGTTTTGTTTCTGCCTTTGATGGTAGTCTGTAATAGACGTTTCAAAATACATTGTAGTATTTGAATAAATAGTTGTCAAGAATAATTTTAATGAGAGGGTAAAAATGAAACTGTACTATCACAAAACAAGCGGCGGGGCAGAATATCTCTGCTCGTCCAAAGTAAAAGGTACAAAAAACGAGGGCAGCTTTGATTCAGAGTATATTGTCAGGATTGATGGCGATATAACAAAAGATGCAGAACTGCTGGTTAGAGAGAATGGGGGTGATAAATAATGG